ATGGAAGAAAAAGCAGAGAGCCTATTGGCGGATGCGATGCGGCTGGGTGTTTCCGATATCCATCTGCTCCCTTACGAAGACCATTATGAACTCTTTTTCCGGGTAAGTACCGGATTGTCGAAAGTATCCGAGTATACAATCGAAAAGGGTGAACGACTGATTTCCTATTTCAAATTTCTTTCGAACATGAATGTGGGAGAAAGGCGAAAACCACAATCCGGAGCTGTCAGGTACCGGCTGAACGGCAAAAAAATTGAACTGAGGCTGTCCACCATCGCCAATTTCCGCTACCAAGAGTCGCTCGTCATCCGCATGCTGTATGCCAATCCGGGTTCAGAGCCGAGTTTGCATGCATTTTTTCCGGCCCAAGAGGCGGAGTTGCTCGAACTGTTGGACCACAAGAGCGGGCTGGTGCTGTTTTCCGGTCCTACCGGCTCCGGCAAAACGACCACCATCTATCATTTGTTGCGCAGAAAATATGCCGATGAACCGCTGCAGATCATTACGATGGAAGTATTTGTTTTTGGGCGCGTCCGTTGATATGACAACACCTAGGATGATAATCAAAGTGTTAAGGGGCAGAAAAGGGGCAGAGT